TTGGATGAGCGATAAGGTAGCCCATGTTTATACCGATGTCGCTATGGAAGTATGGCGAGAGTCAAACGGCGATTGGCGACACATCGAAGAAGAAGATGTACCGCACTTTTTCAAAGCCGTACCATTGGCCGTGTTCCCGATCAACTACGAGCAGGCGCCACTATTCGAGGCGGAGAAAAGCCTCATCGATGCTCACGACCAACTCATTTCCAAGAGCCAAAACGAGATTGACCGATTCAACGCCCTGATTGCATTGTTCCCCGGCAAGATAGACAAGGCGTTCATCCAGAAATTGAACGAAATCAAAGCCATTGACGACCTTGGGCAATACGACCATTGGCCGGAGTACTTAGAGAAGTCTTTAACGAACATCGACGCATTCTACAACAATCTCGCAGATAGGTTTGAACGACTTTACCACAAGTCAATCAAGGTGCCAGACTTTAGCGACGAGAACTTCGGAGGACAGTCCACGGGGATTGCGCTTGCTTACAAGCTACTTGGCTTAGAGTTCAAAGCTACCACCATCGAGACATATTTCAAGCAGGGAATTGTCAAGCTTGTTGAACTGATCAATCAAATTATCCGCATTACCACAACCGGTATGAACCCAGATGACTACAAGATGACTATTCACAGCGAACGACGTCTACCTGTTGACAAGACTGCGGCGGTACAGATTGCGGTCGCCTTGGCCGGGCTTGGGGTGTCTATGGAGACGGTACTCAAGAGCCTACCGTCAGACATTATCGGCGACGTAGAGGAAGAATTGAAACGAATTGAGGAATCGAGTCCAGAGGTGCCGGAGATGCTTGCTGAATGACAATCATCCAACTATTCGGACGACAACACCAACTAACCACCGAGCAGACCGAGAGGACGTTTCGTGAAAAGGTGTTGCCTGAGTATCGGCAGGCGTTTCGGGAGATTGACGAGAACTTGAAGGATACTTATCTAAAGCTACAGGCCGGTACAAAGCCAGAAGATTACTTCAATGAGGTTTTGAAATATGGCAGATACCGGTCGTTGATGGAATCCACAGCCTCGGCATACAACACGGCAGCAAAGCGTGCCGGGCTTTATCTGAAAGCATCGAGCGAAGCCAACTTCGCAAACAGTTTTTATATGCGACAATACGGCTACCAATGGGTAGTGCCACAGTATCTCAAGACCGTGAGCTACCTACCTCAAGCCCTGATTGACTTGGCTGTCTTGGGTACTCCCGAGGTTTGGTCAGAAATAGCACAACGGGAACGGGATAGGATAACCGCTATTTATGGCACCACAGACGCCTATACACCGCAATACGGCACTTTGTCACAGATACTCAACGCAGACGCTACCAGACAACTACAGGCCGTCAATAATGCAATAACCCAAGGATTCATCCAGGGACAAAGCTATACCAACGTTGCCAAGCGAGTACGTAATGCCTTCAACACCACCGCATCGAACGCCTTACGAATCGCACGTACAGAAGGGAATCGATTGTCGAACGCCGGTAACTTCGCCACATCGCAAGCGGCCAAAGAACAAGGGGCAAGGATAGTCCGACAATGGGACGCTACCTTAGACGGAAGGACACGAGAGGACCACGCAAGGTTAGACGGCAAGCAAGAGGACGAGAACGGGTATTTTACTATCGACGGCATGAAGGCACAGTACCCGAGTCACTTCGGTGTTGCGAGGATGGACATCAACTGCCGGTGCGGAATTTTAGATACCATCGATGGAGTATCACCAGAGGCAAGGACAGGAAGAAACCCGTTCACCGGCAACCGAAACGAAACTATATCGTTCAAGAGCTTCGACGAATGGGCCAAGGAAAACAATCTAGCCTACAAGAATGGAATTTTGCGACCAAGTACTTGACATATAGTAAAATTACTATATACTGATTACAAATATCGCTCGGGGACAAGATCGCCGGGGGAGAGGAGAAACGATGCTAATCGACGAAATCAAGAAAATCGCCCGTGATGATGCAGACATTACCGGAATAGAAAAGATGATCGGTGACCTGGACCCGTTGAAGAACCTAAAGACGAAAGAGGATGCGCTTGCATTTATCGAACGTAACCAGGTATTCAAGCAGGCATTGGACTTTGAAACCACCAAGCGTGTAGACAATGCGCTGAATAAGTTTCAAACCGAAAAACTTCCGACCATATTGGAAGAACGATTAGCCGAAGCACAAAGCCCAAAAGAAACGCCGGAACAAAAAGCCCTTCGGGATATGCAGGCCAAGCTTAAGGCAATGGAAGAAAAGGAAGCATTCTTGCAACGCAAGGATACCTTTAGAGCCAAAGCCAAAGAATTAGAACTTGACGAGGATATTGCCGAGCGACTTGCGAACTACGGCGACCAGGCACTTGAGACACTTGAGTTTTTGGGTGATAAAATTAAAGGGAAAGTTTCTTCCTCGGTTGAGGCAGAAATTAAGAACCGACTTGGAGGACAGGCACCTAAGAAAGCCGAGGACTCTGGGGACTTTGACATAAACAAAGAAATGTCAAAGTTTAGTTATTTATAAGGTGGGGGCAAGGCCTCCACACTACAGGAGGCTTTTATGAGTAATGCTTTTGTTACCGCCAATCTAATCGCTCAACGGGCTTTGCCCTTGTTGGCCGAAAAGACCGCAATGTTACCCCTTGTCTATCGTGGTTACGATGACGCCTTCAAGAAGGCTGGGGACACTATCCAAGTACGCAAGCCAGTACGTCAAACCGCTATTGATATGTCCGGGGATATCTCTTCGAGCTACGCCGGCGTCCAAGAGACCGGGGTGAACATCCAGTTGTCTAACCAATATGGGGTGCCTGTATCGTTGACTTCCAAAGAAATGTCCTTGAACATCGATGACTTTACCCGAATGGTTACCGCCCCTGCTATCAACGCAATCGCCGAGAACATCAACGGTAATATCTTGGGTCTGTACAAAGACATTCCCTACTTTACCGGAACTTCTGGCGCAGCACCTTCGAGCCTGTCGAACCTCGCACAAGCCGCAAAGATTCTTAACACCAATCTTGCACCTTCAGAAATGCGTGCCTTGGTTATGGACTTTGCTGCCGAAGCTAAACTTCGTGAGCTTGACAGCTTGGTAGGGGTTGACAAATCCGGAACTAACGAAGCCCTTCGCCGTGGTATCTTGGGCCAGATTTACGGCATGATGCTTGCATCTGACAGCCAAGTCAAAACCCATGCTTCTGGAACTTTCACTGCCGCAACTACTCCTTTGACTAACGGTCCGATTGCCGCAGGAGCAACTACTTTGACCATCGATGGTGGAACCGGAACCAACACCCTTTTGGTTGGTGACCTTATCCAGATCGGTGATGAGCAGTTTACTGTAACCGCTAACGCCGCCGCAGTTGCTGGGGCTATCTCTGTAAGCGTATATCCTGCTACCAAGGCAATCATCGCAGACGGAACCCCTGTAGTATTTCCTGATAAGACCGCAGGGGGCCACGTTGCAAACCTCGCATTCCAACAGGACGCCTTCGCTCTTGCAATGGCACCTCTTGCACCTCCCATGGGTGGGGCAGATTCGGCAGTCGTTAACTTCAAGGGCCTGAGCATTCGTGTTGTCATGGACTACAACTTCAACGTAGACAAGAACATCGTTCGTTTTGATGTACTCTACGGTGTGAAAACCATGTTCCCCGAATTGGCTGTACGCCTCTTGGGTTAGTCGTTCGAGTAATTACCCCGGAGCAATCCGGGGTTTTATAGGGGCTATTATGAAATGTGCCAAGTGTGGAGTTGAATATTCGGACCGTGTTTTTCCGTTGCATGTGCCACGGTGTCCGGGAAGAGAAAACGCAAATGATGAACCAATACAAGAAAAAAAAGAAACCACCGAAAAAATAGTTGTCCGAAAGCGGGCAGTGGCTAAATAATGGCAGTCAATGTTCGTACCCTACCAAACGAAAAGGTTGACGTCGATATAGTCGGGGATTCCTCTGCTTTTGGGGACGTTCGAGTCTCAGAGATAACACCGCTATGCGGATGGACCTTTGCCTACGGTGGATTCGAGGTTTTTCGGGTATCCTGGGCAGTACATAACCATAACGGCAATATCGTCGAATACATCAAGCGTATCTGCCGGTATATCCTTTAGGCAGTTCTTATGAGGGGACTATGGCAACAATTACTTTAGCACAGGTTAAACAATTTACTACACTCACCGATACCGACGACGCAACCATTACTGCCATGATACCGGTCATTGATTCTAAGGTGCGACTTGTTACCCGTAACCGATGGAATTACCAGGTTTACGCTCATTTGGTGACAGGGGCAACCGATGTTGAAGTGTCTGGTGTGGTCAACTATGCCGGGGTATACCTTGCCTATGGTAACTCTGGCATTAACGCCAACTGGGAGGTTGACGACATCGGCGAATGGTTGGAAGTTGGTACGCAGTTGACCGGCACGGGAATTGAAGCAGGTACCTACATCGAAGAAGTTTTCTACAACGGCCCAGACTATCAAGGAAAACTTATCCCGGTCATTAGGCTATCGCAACCAGCTACCGAATCGGGTAAAAAGGCTCTACAGCTTGGTATACCTTTGGCCTACGTGCCAACGATTGCTAAGGGGGTGCAATGGTTGATTGAGCAAGCAACCAAAGGAAGTGGGTCAGAACAAGCAGGGGTACAGTCGAAAAGGATGGGGCCGGTATCGGTTACCTATGGCGATAAGGAGGCTACCCTAGACGGTCTAACCGGTATGCCGGTGTGGTTTGTGAAGGGCCTGCCCCGTTACCATGGTGGTCACTAATGATACTCGAAGCCTTCAACGATTGGCCGGTTTACCCTGCCACCCTATACACGAAATCGACTACCCGAGACTCTACCGGTCAGGTCGTGGAATCATATGCCCTTGGGTCAACTGTCAATGTCTGGAAATGGGTTGACCGATCTTTAAGTCAATCCGAGGGTGATAGGTTTATTAATAACGAGCTTGGTAGGATAGCATTCGAGCCGGGGCCGGTTGTCAACGTTGGTGACTACTTTCTGATTGGTTCGGAGAAGTACTACATCATCGGCGTACAGCTTGACATCTTCGGAATGGGTGAAGTAGGGCTTGTAGACTATAGGAGGGAATATGCCTTCCGAAATTAAGATCGAAAAATTCGAGTTTGCTGCAGCAGGGGTCAACATTGGCAACTTCCAAGGATTGCTTGAAACTTCGATTAGGATAGCTAACAACGCAAAGAGTTTCGCACCAAAAGACACAAGGCGATTATCTAATTCGATCATGTACCAAGTATCAGGTAAAGGCGCATATTATGAGGGTGGATTCAATGACGGTGGAGGCGAGAAGGCCAACAGCGACGAAGCATTGACCACCAATCCACGAGGCGAGTCAAAGCCTACTGCCTATGTGGGGACCAACCTTGAATACGCCGTCTACCAAGAATACGGTACACGACACCAGACAGGACGGGCATACATGAGGCCAGCGGTGCAATCCGTACTTAGTCCCGGCAATGCCGTTGCAATCGGTAAGGCTTGGGAAAAGGCAATGGCAGAAGCATTTGCACAAAAGCGGATTATAACCGAGAGGACGGTAGCCCCATGACGTACGGTGGAGATTATTTGTACTCGGTGCTATCTGCGTCGACAGAATTGCTTGCATATATAGGAACTTCGCTATATAATGGAACCATGGTACCAACCACGGACGATAGTACCGAAACGGTGAACTTTTACCGGGTAGGGGCGTTCGATGGTGGGCAGGAGTGGTTTCGTCAAGATTGGTCGGCTGATTGCAGGGCCAAAGATGAAAAGACAAGCCGGGCGATTGCGTGGGAAGTATTCCGGGCACTTAACCGGAAAAGTGGGACAATAGGCGGTTTTGATTATTTCGGGGTGGGGTCCGTTGGACAAACAATACCACCAATAAATGCCGAGGACGTATACAACACCCCGGTGACCATCATTTTGAGGAGGCGATAAGATGCCAGCACAAACGACATTAAACGGGAACGTATATTTTCCCGACGGGGCGAAGGCCCAAGTAAAAGCAGTAGGTGACGGGGCATACTCTGACCTTGGTGCCTTGAGTTCAGCTATTGGGGTAACTCTTAACTATGAAGAAAACCAAGTAGTTACCGCAAACGCAGGTAAGCTTGACAAGCAAATTCGCAACATGACCGTTGACGGTAGCTTTACCCTCATCAACCTTAACCCTACTACCATTGAGAAGTTGGGCGGAGGATTGTTCGAGCGAGTAGTTACTGCCGGTTCATCCGTATCAAGCATTGACAATCAGGTCATTCCTGCAAACGGTGCAACCGCCTTAACCCCTTACAATCTCGAAATTATCGAGACCGGTGGTTCTGCGCTTCGTGTAGCATCTTCCTTGGTAATCGCAAGCGTAACAGGTGCAACCGACGGAGCATTGACCGCAGGAACCGGGTACAACATAATTGACCTTGTAGATAGCCCAAGCGGTAAGGCGATTGTATTCACCGTTGACGGCGTAGACCTGACCACGCTCAACCAGGTTATTACCATTGCTTATACTTCGGTAACACCGGTAAGTAGAACCACGATGTACGCAGGAAAGTCTACTGACATCTTAGCAGGATATGCGCTTAAGTTTACTCACACCGACGACAACGGCAAACTTCGAGAGCTTGAAATCTACTCGGTTGACACAAACTCCGGTGGATTCCAGTTTAACTTTAAGGGTGCCAATGAGGACGGCGTTGAAGAAATGCCGATTACCTTCACCGGTAATGTAGACACCTCACGGACCAACGGACGGCAACTCATGGCATGGGTCGTTGACGATGGTGCTGAATAATGAAGATACAGGTAAGGGGTCAGTCGTTTAAGATTGACCTCGTTTCCAACTGGGTACGAAAGCAATATACCGAAATGGTTGAGCTTTCTGCCCAACTTCAAGAACTATCTTTTACCATCTCGGGTATTGTCGGAGAACTCAAAGACGTTACCGAGAAAAGCCAACTTGACGAAATACAGGTCAGGGCCGAGGCTATCAAGGGCAAGATCAAAGAGAAAAGCCAAGAGCTTGCAGAACTTCGGGACGAGATTATTCGAGAGCTGTTAGAATCAAACAACCTTGACTATAAAGCCGAATGGTGGGACCGAAATACAGCACCAGAGGACATTAACGACTTTCTCTTGACTTGCCTTAACAAAGATTTTACCCCAGGTAAAGAGTCAAGCGTAAAAAAAAATTAAAGTTTAACGTTGACCGGTTGATAGCCGCATTAAACAAATACTATCGACCGGTTAAGCATCATGAATATTGGTACGAATGGGGAATCAAGGAAACCGAGAACGCAATCGCCGTGAGTGAGTTTCCCGATCATGTAAAGAAATGGATATGGGAACCGGTGCGAGACCCGAAGAAATTTGCGGTAGAGTTCGACAAGCCAAGAGTTAGGAGAATGTAATAGATGGCAAACTTTAACCTTGGCAATCTTGTATGGAAAATCACGGCTGATTCTGCCACCTTTGTTAGTGGATTAAAGGGCGCAGATCAAAGGCTATCCGCATTTGAACAAAGAGCTAAGGCAGTTGGTACAAGCCTCACCAAGTTTGTCACATTACCTATTGCCGCCGCCGCCGGGGCTTCGGTCAAATTTGCCTCAGACTTACAAGAATCAACAAACGCCGTCAATGTCGTCTTTGGTGACTCTGCCCGAATCATTACCGCATGGGGTGAGAACGCCGCAGAACAAGCAGGGCTTTCTCAAGCCGCCTTTAACGAGACGGCTACACAGATCGGTGTACTCCTACAGCAGACCGGTAAGGACTTCGACGCCGTTGCAGAAGATACCATTACTCTAACCCAACGTGCCGCCGACCTTGCGTCTATCTATAATACCGACGTAAAAGACGCCACCATTGCGTTAGGTGCCGCCCTTCGCGGAGAATCAGAACCTGCACGGCGTTTTGGTGTGTTGCTATCGGAGGCAGAAGTACAGGCCAAAGCGTTAGCATTGGGTCTTGGTGGAGTTGGGCGAGAACTTACCGAAGCCGAAAAAGTACAGGCAAGATACCAGATAATCCTTGACAGTACTAACGCAGTCGCCGGTGACTTTGCCCGTACCAACGACGATACCGCAAACAGCTTACGGGTATTGAGAGCGCAGGCCGAAAACTTAGCCGCCGATCTTGGGCAGGAATTGTTGCCTATCTTCGCAGACCTTTTGAAAGGTGCGAGGGATTTGGTATCAGGGTTCTCAGATTTAACCGACGAACAAAAGAGTACCGTCATTGCAGTGGCCGCAGTCGTTGCAGGCATTGGGCCTCTTGTCAGTCTTGTTGGGTCAACCATTACGGCATTCACCGCACTTAAGACTGCAATTATAGCGCTTAACACATCTGCCCTATTTGGACCGCTTGGTTTGATTGCCGGAGTCGTTGCCGCAACGGTAGCGCTACGGGCATTTGCAGATGCACGTTTTGACAAAGTTGTCGATGAGTTTGGAGATAGTCTTGTAGTCGCTGGTGCAGAGATTGGTGTAACGGTTGAGAAGTCTCGGGAATTGGCTGATGCAATTAAATTTGTTTCCAATGCTTTTAGTGATGCCAATAACTTTGGTGGGGTATTTGACCTTCGATCAGAAATAGAGAAGGTTGCCGAAAGTAGCGGATTGACCGCAATTGAGTTTGCGAGAATCTTAACTGTAGCTCCATCAATTTCTGATTCCTTACGACAGGCCGCCTTAGCGATGGTTCAACAGGCAGACCTCGGGCCGGTGATTGAAGAATCAACAAGAGGGGCGGCGAGAGCAGTTAGGGAACAAGTACAAGCAACCGAAGAACTTGTCAATCTACAGGCAAGGGCAAATGATGATGTAATAGCACGCCGTATTCAATTAGAGCAAGAAACAAGGGCGGAGATTGCATTAACCAACCAACTCGCAGAAGTTGGTCTGATTAACCAAGAGGACGCAACAAGACGCTTGGCGAACGCATATCAACGAGAAGCAGAGCAACTTGTAGAGCTTGGATATACTTTGGAGACTGGTGGACAAATAGGGCAACAGCGATTAAGTACTTTGTTAGAATTAATAGAGGGGCTGAAAAAAGGTACTATTGAACTCGGCGAAGCTTCAACAACATATCTTGAATCAGACCTTGCGCTATTAGATCAATATTCTGCCTACCTTAGTACTATTGGGCAGAACCAAGTAGACAATAACGACGAGGAAGCCCGTAGCCTACAAGAAAGAACAGCACTTTGGGAAAAATTAGTATCAGCTGGGCTTAATCCTGCATTGCAAGGATTCGAGCAAATTGGCGAGGCTATCTATAATGGGGCAGATGCGGCGACTGTAGCAGGTAAGGTGATACTACAATCCCTTGCATCGGTATTACGTGCGATTGGTGCGGAATTGGCCGCCCGTGCCGCAGTTGCAACGGTGGCGGCGTTATTCGGCGACTTCACCAAAATCCCAGCGATAGGGGTGGCAACAGCAGGGGCTGCAGCGGCATACACAGCTGCCGGGCTAATTAGTGCGGCTGCAAATAACGTAGGTGGCGGTCCTACTCCACGCTCCACGCCACAATCTACAAGTATACCGTCCTCATCCGGTAGATCAGCATCCTCAGCAACATCTGCGGTTGGTGATTCTTCCTCTGGTGGCGTAGGTGGTGGCGTAATCAACTTCACCCAAAACAACATCGTCAACCTCGACACCGATGAGAATATCGGTAAGGCCGCCAGGGTACTTTTCCCGGCACTAAAAGCGGAGGGCATACGCCGTGGCGAAACGTTATAGAGCATTACGGTTTTCCTGGAACTCGACGACTATCGAAATCGACGTACCTGTCGACAACGAAACGGTATCACGTGAAGAACTATCGGTCACACGGCAAACTATCGACGGTAGCCGGTATCGGTTTGTGACCGGGTCAAGCGAAGTGTATTCATACTCGTTTAGCTTGGTAGACGAAGAAGTATTTACCTTTTTTAATACTGCCTATACGCAAGGGCTTAGCGTTGATGTAACCATGTCCATTGAATTAGACGACGGAACATTTGATACTTTCGCCGTGATTATCGGTAAACCACAATGGCGAGATGAGACTATAGGCACCGATGAAAAGATATACGGAGACCTTACGGTACAGGTGGTTACAGCGTGATAGCCACAAGCCCGGAGTATAAAACAAAAGTCCTTGAACGTTCCCAAACGTGGCTACCTTCGGTGACGGTAGACTTCTCCGACTTCAACCTTGATAACTCAATTACCTCATCGGTATGGCAACCAGACAACACCAACGACGGCGACCAAATGGCGAACGGGCGAGAGCTTGCTACCTATAGGTGGTGGTATTGGGATTCGTTCCAATGGGGCGACCACCTACGAGAGACATCCACAAGCGATAAAGAAAAGAGTGCTGTATCAGTACAGCGATCCTTTCACGACAGTACATTCCGACAGTATTCCGGCAAACCGTCGGGATACTCGCCAATGGCCGGGTTTACCTGTGCAAGCCTACCGATTGACTACCCTACTTTTATATTGAGCTTTTCGCCACGATCTATTGTCGCACTCAAGACGGCTTTCGAGTTTCAGTTGCAACAATGGGGCGTAGACTTCGACTACATCCTCACCGAGTCAGACGGTACCGAACATACTTACTCGGTGACCGGTTGGTCATCGTGGCGAAGGGAAGTAGAGATTACACCAGTCGGCGACGTTGTACTGATGGCAATTAGAATCACCAAATGGTCAGTTGCGAACGCACAAGCGAAAGTCATGGAGTTGTACACCTCGATTCAAAGGGTTTTTGCCGGTGATGATTTACTGAGCTTTTCGGTACAAGAAGAAGTCGAGCAGTCCCAACCTACTACCCCTATCGGTAACATTTCGGCGAATGCCTTGGACATTACTTTCTTGAACCTCAACGCCGAATTTGACAACGACAGCGAAGATTCTATTCTCGCAGGGAGCGTCACCGACAACCGACGGGTGAAACCATTCTTGCAAATAGCAGGTGCAACCGACCTTATACCCATGGGTGAGTTTTACACGAAGTCCTGGAACATCAACAACAAGGAAATGACCGCATCGGCGTCATGCGTTGACATTATCGGCCTTATG